TCCTGCACGATCCCCATAATCACGTCTACCTGCCGCTCGTTCACGCCTATGCCTCCTTTGATCACGCCTATGCCTCATTTAATCACGCCTATGCCTTATTTAATCACGTCCACCTGCCGCTCGTTCATGTTATGCCTCCCTCCGCTGCCGGCCGATGGGCCGCCGCGCAATCTTCCCATTGCTGTGGGTGATGCAGATCACCCGGTTGTCCCGCCATGCTTCCAGCCCGCTCTCCGGCACGCGCAGCGCCCGGTGGCTGTCTCCGCCGCCGACGTTGATGCACCCCGGCATCTCCGCCATTTTCACCCGCGCGGTTCCGACGGAGATCCCGAGGATCTCCGCCACCTCGCAGGGCCGCAGGTACTTTTCCTTCATCCCCATCCCTATGCCCCCTTCCCGATCAGATCATCCATGGTAATCTGGTTCTCGCTGACAACGGGATCCCCGTTTCTGTCGAAAGCCAGGTGCAGCCCCTTGATCTCCTCGCACTCCGCTTTTCCGTTGATTCCCAGTTTCACGCTCACGTCCGGCTTCAGCTCGATCATGGTCTGCATCTCCCCGGTCTCCCGGTTTACGATGCGCTCCATACAGATCTTGATCTTTCCGCTGATCGTCCCGTTCTGCAGCTCCTTCTCAGCCATGTTCACCATCATGTGGCGCAGGGAGATATCGAACAGATACCGGAATGACTTCAGCTGCTCGCTTTCAATGCTCAGGATTTCCATGTTTACACTCCTTCCCATCTCTCTCCACAGTGAAACTGGAGGATGATCCGGTCCATCATGCCCATATCGTTGATCATCATCTGATTCATCGCGCATCGCACATAGCATTGCGGATCATCCGGCAACGACTCCAGCGCCTTCATGATCATTTCATAGGTGTTGCAGTAGATCTTCCGATCGTCGCTGTATCCCTCGAACTCTTTCAGATATACCCCATAGAATGCTTCCATGGTTTGCTTCTTGCTTTCTTTCCAGCTTTTGTTTTTCATTTTCAGGCTCCTTTCTTCCGTTCCGTCACCTTTGCAAACAGATATCCGTCCATGAATGCCTGATCCTCCGGACTCAGTTCCCGGATCTTCCGGATGTATTCTTCCTTGTCCGGCTGTCGCTGTTCGGTCTCCGCCGTGGTTTCAGTCTTCAGATCTTCCATTTTCACGCGCTCCTTTCAGTTGACTATGGTAACATTATAATTACCATTGGAAAGTTTGTCAATACTTTTTTGTTGACAATGGTAAAACTATTCTTTATAATCTTTTCCGAAAGGGGTGATTTAATGAAGGATCGTATAAAACTTGTTCGAGAATCCAAAGGACTTAGCCTCACAAAATTCGCGGATTCCCTGAAAACATCCGTTGCTGCCGTGAGTCGCTATGAATCTGGAGACCGTATTCCTTCTGATGCAGTTTTGAATCTTATCTGCCAAAAGTATCATGTCTCCTATGTCTGGCTGAAAACCGGCGAAGGACCGATGGAAGATCCTTCGTCCGATCTGGATACGGTCGCCAAGCTGTCCGGCGTTTATCAGAATCTTCCGGATCGGCTGAAAACCCTCGTGGATGTTCTCGCGGATATGGATCCGGAATGGTGGAAGACGCTGGATGATGCTTTCGCGGAGCTGGAACGTCGCCGGAATGAAAAAGGGGACGCGGATTGATCCACGTCCCCAGGTTTTACCCAAGTCTTACCCAAGTTTTACCCAAGTCTTACCCCTTGACAAGTTCCCGGATGATCCACCAGATCAGCTGAAGCTGTCCGTCACTGAGCAGCTGCAGCGCGGCCCGGATCGCGTCCTCGGTCTTCTGCCGGTTCCCGTTCCTGTTTTCCATTGCGGATATCTCCTTTCTCCCGTAGTAGAAAGAAAATATCCCGGATTTTTTCCCATTCCTCCCAGATTCCCGTCCTGGTTTCCCTTGACTTTCCCAGAATTATATTAATTAAAGGAGGTTTCCCCATGGCCACGAATAACGCGAACCAAATTGCTGCCGTAATTGTTACTTTTCTCCCATATTTTATCATCTCTATCGGCTGCGGTGTTGTTTCTCACTTGATCGCACGCAAGAAAGGCTATTCCGGATATTTCTGGACTGGCTTCTTCCTCTGGGCATTTGGTGTAATGTATGTCGCCTCCTTGCCCTTCTCTTCTGCGTCTGCCGCTCCTTCGCTCTCTGTTGAGGAACAGCAGCTTCTTGAACAATACCGCATTCTTGATTATTTAGGTAAAAAAATGCTTCATGAAACTCTCGATGCACAAACAGCTCGCGTGAAGGAGATATATCATGTCTCGTCCGAAAAATGATCAAAAAGAAAAGCCCCGCTCCGATGGCCGGTATCAGCGGAAGTATAAAGGGAAGTATTTCTATGGATCCACCCCTGAAGAAGCGGAGCGCCTCCGGGATGAGTACAAATACCAGTGTGAACACGGAATCGAGCAGATCCGGAACATCACCGTCTCCGACTATGCGGAAGAATGGCTGCCTATCGCGAAATCCTCCGTCTCGGACAAATGCTACAATGACTACGCCGTGCAGCTGGAAGCCCTCACTGCTGTCTGCGGTGACAAGTATATGAACGCGGTCGTCCCGAATGATATCCTGAAGGTCTGGAAGCATTACGTCGGATATTCGGAAAGCACGATCCACCGCGCCCGGATGCTGTACCGCGCCATGTTCGCCTCCGCCATTGAAAACGGATACTGCCGCTCGAATCCCGTGCAGAAGGAATCCGCCAAACCGCACAAGGGCACTTCCGGCACCCATCGCGCCCTGGAGCCCTGGGAGCGGAAAATCATCGAATCCACCGACCACCGGATGCGGGGCCCGGCCATGCTGATGCTCTATGCCGGTCTCCGCCGCGGGGAGATGCTGGCGTTCTCCGGTACGGATGTCCATAAGAACGTGATCAGCGTGACCCGCGCCGTCCGCTTCGACGGGAATCTGCCCGTCCTCTGTGATCCGAAGACGGAAGCCGGAAAGCGGGAAATCCCCGTCTTTGATATCCTCCGCCCCTATGTGAAGGATCTGAAGGGCCTGATCCTGACGGATAAAGATGGGAAGCTCTGCTCCGAAACCGCGTTTCAGAATGCCTGGGCGGACTGGAAGCGCCAGATCGAATGCGAATTGAACGGCTGCAGCCAGAAGCGCTGGTATTTCATCGAATCCTCTTTCCGCGCCCGGGATCCGAAGCGGTATGATCAGATCCAGCTGCTGCTCGCCCAGGGCAAAAAAGAAGAGGCGGATGCGCTCCGCCTCATGGACTGGAAGGAATGGACCGTCCGCCCCCACGATCTCCGCCACAGCTACTGCGTCATGCTCAGAGACGCCGGCGTGGATCTGAAGCTCGCCATTCAATGGATGGGGCACGCGGACGAAAAGATGATTCTCCGCATTTATGATCATGTCTCCGATCTCCGGATCCAGTCCGCGATCAAGAGCGTGAATACCCTCAATCGGAAAGGACGGGCGTCAAACGGGCGTCAGAAGAAGACGCCCGCGTGCCGCGCAGCCATATAAATCAAGCGCTGGAAGCTCTTCCCCGGATAGACTCCGACTCTGAAGGTCACAGGTTCGAATCCTGCCGGGCGTACACCCCGCAAGCCTTGAAAATAAAGGCTTGCGGGAATTTTTTATGCTTTTCGCGGACGATCAGGAAACGCAGAAAACGCGCTGAAATGGTCAAAATAACCCTGTCACGGGCGTCAAACGGGCGTCAAAAAAATCCCCCGAAAATCGGGGGATCCTGATTGTCTTGCTAACGCTTATTTCTTCTTTTTCTTTTTGGGGTTTTCCCATTCTTCCACTTTCTTCTTGCCATCATATCCCAGGTATTCAAACATGCTGATCAGCTGGCCTTTCAGCGTTGCCGCCTGGGAAACGTTCGTCTTTCTTAGCTCCAGGTATTTTTCCTTGTACTTGCTGGTGATACTGCTGGCAATGTTTTTCTTCTCCTTTCCATGGGCCAGCAGTCCGTCAATGGCCTCTTTGGGGCTTGTATGCTTCTCCACGGCGTAGCTGATCATCGCGATATCGCTCGTTGTGCTTGTACCCGTCATCTTCTGATAATTCAGCTCCTGGCTCCGGATCCACGCCTCATTCTCATTCATGCCGCCGTATTTCTTCAGCAGATTCTCTGCTGTCCCTGGCTGCATGCTGCCTTTGACTGCCTGTTCAGAAATAATCGAGCGGATCTTGGTCTGCACCTGTTTTTCCGTCAGCCCGTGCTGCGTCAGCTCTGTTACTGCCGCCTGTACGCCGCTATTTTTGCTCAGGGCTTCTTCCAGCCGGGTGTACTTGCTGTACTGATCCTCGTTTTCAGCTTCGTATCCCCATTCCTGCACCTTGAAATACGCGTCGTTGGCTTTCAGGCCTGCGATATCCTGCAGATACCTGGCCGCCTGGTCGTCCGTCACCTTCCCACTTTCCTTGTCAGCCTTAATCAGTGATTTCAGCGCTGAATCCAGCTTTTTTTCGTTCGCGTTATTGGCTGCCAGCTGCCGCCGCACCAGTTCCTCGCGGCCCTTGTCGCCCGCCGTAATCGCTCTGTACAGCGCTTCCGCGCCCCTGGCTTCTGTGCTCTCGTAGGTTTCGATCCTCATTTCAGGCGCAAACGGTGCGATGAATGTATTCCATATCGACACCACGTCGCGCATCGCCGGAGCCACCGGCACGCCCGCTGCCTGGCTCAGCGCGTTTGCCGTTTTGTATGTCACCGCATACCACGTATAGCGTGATTCGCCGGAGAAATACTTTTCCGCGATTTCTACGGCGCTCAATGCTGTATCCATCGCGCTGTATATGGCGCTGCTTCCGCCCGCGTAGCTGCTGATGCCCCATTCATCCGGCAATACATACTCGCCCAGGAATTTCTTGGCATAATCGTATACGTCGCTCACGATGGGCAGCAGGTTGAAAGGCAGCACTTCGTCTATGGCGTTATCCAGCAGGCCAGCCTTGAATTTCTCCATGAAGGTTTCATAATCGTCATCGTCGCGCATGGCGCCGATCAGGGCCTCCAGGATGGTCATCACGGTCGCGCTTACAAAGTAAACCGCCGTTGTCCGGGTGATGATGCTTCTGTTCTTCATGAAAGCCTGGCCCATGCTGTCGCCCTTGCGCATATCGTTCCTGAACTTGTGCCAGGCGTCCAGCAGCATGTTATAGGTTGTGGTCGGCTCGCTCATGAAGCTGGAAAGCATTTTGTTCATGAAGCTGGTGCCGCGCATAAACTGGCTGCGCGTCAGGATGCTGTCCACCACCTGGGTCTTATAGATCACATCCTCAAACTTGTCCGCCACGGCCTGCATGAATTCGTCCGTTGAGGCGTAGGTTTTTCCCTGCCGGCGTACCCATTCCTTACAGGCTCCCCACATGGCCGCCCATGTGATTTCGTCGGCCTTTTCCGGCATCCAGGTGGTTTTCTCCATGATCCTGTCCGCCAGCGTGTCCGCGTGCATGATCATCTGCTTAACCGGGCGGGAGACGTTCACGTCATAGAAGCCCAGATCCTTCCATACGGCAATCCCGCTGTATTCCAGCATTTCCGCCCTGTTCTGTTTAAACTTGCCCTGGCTGCCCATTGCCCCGCGGATCAGGTCGAAACTTCCCAGCTCCATGGCGGCCCGGATGATGGACGTGGGCTGTTTTGCTGCCACGCTCAGGTTGGCCGCCACCGCCTGCCGGTTGAAGCGCATCAGCATCTTCCGGCTCCATTGTTCGCCCATGTCTCCGGTCGCCTGGGTGCCGTTGATGTCCTTCAGCAGTTCAATAATGTAGCGCTGGCTCTTGTTTCCGTACATTTCGCGGGCCGCGCTGCGGACGCCCTCGGTTTCAATGGTGCCGTCATCCTTCTCCATGCTTTCACGGTAGTTGATCCACTTCACCGCATCCAGCACCGGCAGCCCCATCGCGTTATACTGGGCCATGTCGCTCATATGGCTTGCGTATACCTCAAAAATGTTTTTGAGCATCAGCCGGTTATTGGCTCCGCGGGTGATGGGCTTCACGGAGCTCAGGTTCAGCAGCCTGTACAGCTCGTTCCCTTTGCTCTCGTCCGTTTTCGCCATCAGCCGGTCGCTGTCCACCTCAATGGGAAAATAGTTCTGCTCAGTGAACATCTCATATCCGAAGCGCTTCATGCTCACGTAGTTTCCCCACCGGCTGCCTGTCGTGCTCATGATCCGCTGCAGCTCGTCAGCGACGGCCTTTTGCCGCGGCGTCAGACTGTCAATGATTGTCGCGGCTTCATCCGCCGTCACGGTCACGCCGCTTCCGGCGACGGTCTTTCTTCCCTGCTTGAAATCGGCCACCCGGAAACCTTCGCCCAGGATATGCCCCACGGCCTGCGCGCGCTTCATCAGGCAATACATGCTCATGACGTCCGCCACCGGCATGGAGATTTCCTTTCCGCCCACGTCGTAGGTCTTGATTTCCTCGCTCCATGCGCGGGCTTCCTCCGCCGTGTATACCTTTTCCGTCATGTCGATGACTTCGCGTACATTCCGGGCCATTTGGGCCTGGCCGCGCATCAGGGATTTGAACACGGCTTCTCCGCCCTCTCCGAACCGGGCAAATGCGCGGATGGGCTGCATGTTCTCCCAGTTCAGGAAGTTGTGCGCCTGGCCGCCCATCATGTATTCCACCTTGCCCTGCTCCCGGATGTAATTGATGCTGTTCTGGGCCGCCTGGCTCACATGCTGGAAGCTGTTGATTGCAAGCATGTTATTCGCCTGGGTGATGCTGGAGCTGATGGTGTTCAGCACCTGGTTCAGCGTCTTCAGCTGCTCCGCGTTCATGTAGTCCACAGCGAATCCGGATCCTGCCCCGGCCTTTTTCATGGTGTCCTCTACCCGGCGGATCAGGTCGGCCATCTGGTCTGCAAATCCGTCCGGCAGGTCGATATACATCCCGAAGTCTTCTTTTACGCGCTCGTCCGCACCCATCATCTGATAGGCGTTGATATCCGACACGATGCCCTGCAGCTCCCGCATGTTCTGCAGGAAATTGGATTCCCGTCTTTCTCCGCCTTTTCCGCGGAATTCTGTCCGCTGCCCCTGCTGGATGCTCAGCAGGAATTTCGCGACGCTGCTGCGCAGGGCCTTTGGTACATGATTGGTCTTGTCCGGCTGCACGATCCATTTCGCCAGGCGTTCGGTGGTTTTCTTGATGCGCTGCTCATATTCGCGCTTTTCCACGCCCTCATTGTAGCGCTTCATCTGGCCTTTGATTTTCTCCCGCAGCTTTTTCTCTGCCTCGCGCTTCTCCACCTCCAGCACGTTTTTCAGGCTCGCGCTCCGCTCCATGTACAGCAGGGTCTTGTCCGCTTTCGCGATCTTCTTTTCCAGTTCGTTCGCCTGCTCCTCCAGCTTGAGCGCCGCTACCCTGTCCACCTTACCCTTCACAAATTTCTTTTCATAGATCTGCCGGCGCAGCTGTCTCAGCGTCTCCGTGTCCGCATCCAGCTGAGCCACCATGCCCTGATACTTCTGCAGGCTTTTCCGCTCATGATCGGTTTTTATAAGCCCCTCATATGCCCTCGCCAAAAGCTGCCGGTTGCTCAGTGCGTTCGGATCCCGCTCGGATTTCACTTTCCGTTCTTCTTTCTCTTCCTCCTCGTCCTCCTCGGTATCCTCCAGGTTCGCCGCGCCCGCCTGATCCTCGACGGGGTTCAGGATATTGGCAATCTCCTCCGCCCTGGCCCGCAGCTGCTCCAGCTCCGCCGCCCGTTCGAACGGCGCATTGATCTTCGCCTGCAGGCTCTTGTTCGCTTCTTCCAGCTGCCGGATGCCGGCCCGCATGTTGTCCAGGTTCTCCTGCAGGTTTTTGATCTTGTTGAGCACCCGGGTCATGTTGCCGTCCTCGCTCTCCAGGTTCGCGTTCACTGCGTACTGTCCCGCGCCCTTGATCGTAATCTCCCCGCGGCCGTTGACCAGGATGGCAAAGCTGCCGAATTCCGCGATCTTTTCCTCGCCGGGGAATCCCTGGCGCTTTTTAATGGCATCCAGCAGCGGCCCCGCCGCCTTGGCGCGGGCGTCATAGATCTTGCCCTCTACCTTCATGCGGAAGTCCTTTTCCAGAATCTCCGCCGCGGTTTTCTGGTCTTTCTCCACCAGGGGCAGGCTCTGCCGGTAGGCAGCGATATGGGCCTCATTCGCCTGCATGTCGTACCGGGCCAGCTTCTTCTCTCTGTTATGCTCCCGTTCCAGGTTTTCCAGCTGCTTGATCTTGTTTGCGACTTCAAACTGCTCCACGATCATGGGATCCCCTGTGGCGATGGCCTTGATCTCCGCCGCGCTCAGGGCGAAGTCTCCGTCTCCTTCCACCTCGCGGGCCGTGTTGGTGCCGTTCATGATCTGATTGATGAAGCTGCTCTTGCGGTACAGGTTGTCCCACATGCGGGTGTCAAAGGTTTTCTTCGTCACATAGACGTAGATGCCCACTTCCTCGTTAATGTTTCCCTGCCGCAGCGCGCGGCCCTCACGCTGCTCGATATCGCCGGGCCGCCACGGCGCGTCCAGATGATGCAGGGCCACGATGCGCTTCTGCGCGTTCATGCCCACGCCCATCTTGCCCGTGCTGCCGATCAGCACGCGCACATTTCCTTCATTCACTTCGTCGAACAGTTTGTTTCTCTTTTCATTGCTGTTCGCGTCATGGATAAAGGCAATCTCGTTGGCCGGAATACCCTTTGCCACCAGCATGCGCCTGATATCATTATAGAAGTCAACGCTTTCAGCATCCTCTGCAGTGTCCTGTTCCGTGTCCGTTTCCTCTGTCGCTTTTCCTTTCGGCACACCCATGTCGCAGAAGATCAGCTGTGTACCCTTGTTTTCCGCGCTTTCCCTCCAGATTTTTTCCACTTCTTCCACGCATCGCACGATCTTGCTGCCGTCCTCATATGGCAGGCTTGGATCCATCATGCGCTGGGTGTAGCTCAGCTTGCGTCCCTCTGTCGTAATCTTCGGCAGGTTGTCTTCCTTTGGATCGACGCGCCCGCTTTTTATTTTTTCCGCGCGTTCCGCCAGCTGGTCGATATAGTCCAGCTGGAACTGGCTCGGTTCGCATTCGATGGTGATGCGCTTCCCGGTTTTCATTTTGGGGATTTTGATTTCTTTGCCGTACTCCTTCATGATCCTGACCATTTCAGGAAGCTGCAGCACATCCGCGAAGGAACGGAACAGCCTTTGCAGCTCCGGCAGGTTCTTGAATCGGGCAAATACCTGCTTCTGCTGGTATCCCTTGCCGCTCGGTTTCGGTTCAATAACCGTCGTGACTTCGCCGAACAGGTTCGCCCAGGCGTCAAAGCTGTGGATGCCCAGCTGTTCCAGCGTGTCCTCCTGCAGGTATTTCTGCATGATGTACATTTCGCTCATGCTGTTCATGACGGGAGTTGCCGTCGCGAACACGATCCCGCGTCCGCCGTTAAGCTGGCGCAGATACCGGGTTTTCATGTACATGTCAAACGTCCGCTGGTTGCCGCCCGTATTTCCCAGGCCGCTGATGTTGCTCATGTGGGTTGTGAACATCAGATTCTTGTAAGCATGGGCCTCGTCCACGAAGATACTGTCGATGCCCATGTCTTCGAAATAGATGTTATCCACGTCCCGGGCCGTGACTTCCAGCTTCTTCAGCTTCGCCTCCAGCCCTTTCTTGGTCTTTTCCATGTTTTTCACGGAAAGACCCTTTTTGCCGCTGGCCCGCTTTTCTTCATCCATCGCCGCCGTAATCTGCGCAATGGTATTTTCATAGAAACGCTTCTCAAACTCCGGCGTCATGGGAACATGACCAAACTGCTCATAGCTCATGATGACGGCATCATAGTCTCCGGTGGCAATTCGGTTCGCGAATTCTTTTCTGTTGCTCTTCGAAAAATCATTTTCTCCCAGCACCAGGATCTTTGCCGCCGGGAAGAAGTCCAGGAATTCCCGGCCCCACTGGCCCACCAGCGCCTTTGGCACCACAAACGCGGGTTTCTGCACGATTCCCAGCTGCCGCAGCTTCATGGCCGCTCCGGCCATTTCCGCCGTCTTGCCCGCGCCCACGCAGTGGCTGATCAGCGTATTCCCGCCGCCCTGCACGATGCGGTGTACCACGTTCTTCTGATGCGGACGCAGCTCCTTGTCCGCGTTGGCTCCCGCGATGGTCAGCCCGCTGCCGTCGTATACCGGCGTCACGATGGCGTTGTACTTGTCGTTGTACAGGGTTTCCAGCTGCTTCGCCCGCGCTTCATCCTTCCACAGCCATTCCCTGAACCGGTCCTGAATTTTCTCGGCCTTTTCCCGGGCCGCCAGGGTCGCCGCTTCGTCCATGTAGGATTTCCCGTCCGCCGTTTTCCGGTTTACGGTAATCTGTTTGTTGTTCATCACGGCGCTCAGGATCTCCGCAAACGTCCTGTCCGGCGTTCCCCATTCCTGGGTATTGCGGTAGTCATTCTTTGCCTGGGTGGAAAGCTCCATCGTATACTCGCCGCTGCTGGGAACGTATTTCACCGTTACGTTGTTCTTATATCCATAGTTCCACTTTTTCAGCGTCTCACAGATAAACTGCTCGTACACTTCGTCCGGAATCCAGGTCGCGCCGGGCTTTACATAAATGCTTTCCCGCCCGATGTCCTCCGGAATTACCTTGCGCAGCTCGTCCGCGTTCCGCTGGTACCGCTCGTCCACCGTCGCCAGCGCCTCAGCCTCCCGCAGCTTCGCCCGGACGTTTCCGCTCAGGTAGTTTTCCCGGGTTTCCAGTGTGCCGTCCGGCTTCAGGAAAGCCAGCCCCGTATTGATCAGTGCGCTCTGGGCGTCCTCTGTGCTCACTCCAAGCAGCTCCGCCGCCCGCGCCAGGTCGATGTATCCCTTCTCGTTCAGCACCACGGCCAGGGCGTCCTGGGGCGTGTCCGCGTGCGTCACGGTTACGTCTCTGGCGATGGTGTTCTTGCTGAAGATGGCCGCCTTATTCGCTTTTTTCGCTTTTTTGTCGTAATCCTCCAGCGCCAGGATAAAGTAATGATCCGGATCATCTTTAATCAGTCTGGTGTTTTTCGAGTCGTGCAGCAGTCCGTTATGCTTCACAAATTCGTCATACTGCAGGTTCAGCTTCTTGCGGGTCTCCTTGATTTCCCTTTCCGAAGCTCCCCGCTTCTGCATTTCCTGCAGTTCCCGGGCCGTGTCTCTGATGGAAAGCATTCCCCTTACCTTCTGGGCGTCCGCTTCCTTCATCTCTACGGCCTGCAGTTCGCCATTCATGTTCCGGTACAGCTTCCCGTTCTTGACTTCAAATCCGTTTTCCTTGGTGTTCTTCCGGGCCTTTTCGGCGCGCGTCCGCAGCTCCTCCACCGTTGGCGTGCTGGTGTAGTCCATGCCGCCCTCGATCTTTCCCATAGCCTCGCGGATCTGGTCGCCCAGGTTGCCCTTCCGCGGGTTTACGGTCATCTCTCCGCCGCGGTACATGGTACCGGTCATGGCCGTTTCTCCCAGTACCATGTCCGGATGTTCCGTGAAGTATTCGTTCACGAAGCTGTATCCGCCGGGCATGCTCGTATAGTCGGCCCGGAGCATGTTCTGTCCCCGGTACGGCGTGCCGGGTTCCCGCTTCTTGAATACCAGGATATCCGTTACCACTTCCGTGCCGGCATTGCCCTTAAAGGCCGTGTTCGGCAGGCGCACTGCTCCCAGCAGATCCGCCCGCTGCATCATGTAGTCGCGCACGCTGCTGTTGTTGGCGTCCATGGTGTAGTGGCTGGTAATGAACATCAGCAGGCCGCCGGGCCGCACCTTGTCGATGGCCTTTGCGAAGAAATAGTTATGGATCGATCCGGTCACTTCCCGCGGATAATTTTTGTCCACAATCGGGAAGTTGCCGAAAGGCACGTTGCCGATGGCCACGTCGATGATGTTGTTGCCGATTTTCGCGTTTTCGAATCCTTCCACGCGAACGTCCGCGTTCGGATACAGCTTGGCCGCGATGCGTCCGGTAATGCTGTCCAGCTCCACCATCGTCCATCCGCGCACCTTCTGCTGCAGATCCGCTGGCATGGCGCCGATAAAATGGCCAATGCCGCCGCTGGGCTCCAGCATCCGGCCTCCCTGGAAGCCCATCTTCCGCAGTCCGTCATACATGGCGCGAATCACTTCTATGCTCGTATAGTGCGCATTGACCGTGCTGGCCCTGGCCGCGTCATATTCCTCCTTGGTCAGCACCTCCGCCAGCTCCGCGTATTCTTTTGTCCATTTTGAATTGTTTGCGTCAAATGCCTGGGCCAGTCCGCCCCAGCCCACGTATTTGCTCAGGATATCCTGTTCTTCCTTCGTGGCATAGCGTCCCTCCGCCTCCAGCTTCTTCAGCAGGCGTATGGCTTCCACGTTGGCTTTGTACCTGGCCTTTTCCCCGTTGGGCAGATCCAGCGTCTCCCCGATGCTGTAATTGGTTCCCCTGGGTGTTTCTGCTTCCAGCTGCTTCTCGGTCGTTTCCACCGTCTCCGCCAGCTGTTCCTCCGGGGTTTGCCCGGTTTCCTCCGCCGCTTCCGCGGTTTCGGCTGCTTCCGTTAGCTCTCCGGCGCCGTGTCGTACATGATCTCGTTGATGAACTCCCTCGCCTCGTTCTCGTACAGACCCTGGCTCATCAGATCGATCATCATTTCCTCCATCTGGTCGTCCCTGTGTTTCAGCATCGGAAACAGATCCCCGCTCTCCGCCAGGTTCTTGTACATCTTCGGGCAGTACTTCCGCCAATACTCGTTCTGCTCCCAGCCCAGACAGCCCAGTTCCTTCTCCTGTTCCTTTGTCAGCAGGCTTTTCATTCTTCTTTCCCTCCCTGGCTTTCTTCCGTTTTTCCGCGGCTTCCGCGTCCGCCCGTCCCTGCTGATAGAAGGTATCCCGCAGGAATACCGGATAATCTGCGTCGGCGTCCGCGAACGGCACATGAATCACGCTTGTGCCCTCTCTGCCTGCATTGTACCACTTTGCCGCGAATTTGGCGAATGAAATTGCCGCCTGGCTGCCGTCCTCCAGGTTCACGTTCACCCACTCGTTGGCCGCCCACTTCATCACAAGGCCGCGGGCTTTCTTCGGCATGCCCTTCAGCACGTCCTCCATCTTCTCCACGGTCTCCGCGTGCTGCTCTGCCGCCTTGGTTTCTTCCTGTGTCGGTTGAATCGTCGCGATGGCCTGATCCAAAGACAGTCCGGTCTGTTCTCCGGAGATGGTTCCGCTGCCCGCGTCATCATTCTCCTGCTCCGCGGTCGCGGCGTCCATCGTTTCTTCCGGCTCATTCGCCTGTTCTGTTTCTTCCTCTGTGTTCTGTGCTGTGTTCTTTTTGGGCGACAGCAGGCTGAGAATCTCGTTCAGCTCGTCCTCGGTCATGTTGTTGATGGCATCCATATTGTAAATACGCATGTCATCAAAGCCATTCCGGACAACCTCGTCGATGACTTCCTCAGGCACCTGTCTGCGCCCAGCTGGTTTTTCTTCCTCTTCCGTTTCCGTCTCTATCTGTTCCTCCGCCACAGCCTGCAGGGCAGTCTCCAATTCCGTTTCCGGCATTGTCTCCGCCGCGGGCTGTTCCGCGGCCTCTGTTTCTTCCACGGCAGCAGTCTGCTCCGCGGTCTCCGTTTCCGTCTCCGGCTGTTTCTCCGCCGCTGGCTGCTCCGCGGTCCCCTGTTCGGCTGCCGCCGGTTCCTGCTCTGTGGTTGCGGCCTGCGCCGTTTCCTCCGCCACGGCCTGCAAGGCAGTCTCTTCGTAGAGCGTCATGCCCAGCTCGTTCATATGCCGGGCAAACTCCCTGTTTTCGTCGGTGATATCGTCGGTGTTTGGCGTAAAAGCGATGCCCGCCTTGCCCTGGTTGTAGTAATGGGCGGCCATTTTGCTCAGGGCGCTGCCGGTCTGCATGGTGCCGTCCAGCGCAATGCCGTGTTCCTCGGCCCACTGGCGAACATAGGCCTGCGCGTCCTCGCTGAGCTTGTTCAGTTTTCTTTCGATCTGTTTTCCCTTCCGGGTGATGCCGGCCGCGTCCTTTTTCTTTTCCTCAGCCTCGCGGTTAATCTCTGCGGCTTCCTTCTTCTGCTGCGTTTCCAGGGCCTTTTCAGCCGCTTCCGCAGCCTGGACGTCCGCCACGGCCTGCTGTGCCTCCGCCGCCGTTTCCGCGGAATTGGCCCGCTCGATGGCCGCCTGTTTGCGCTTTTCGTACTCCTCTTTCCACCTGGCTTTGGTCTCGCGCAGCCTTTGCAGCCTGGCCATCTGTTCCGCGTCAATCTCCGCCTCGCGGATTTTTCCCCGCAGGTTCAGGCTGGCATCCTCCAGCATGCTCCACCACATGCGCTGCGCTTCACTGAAGGTTTCCGCGGTGCTCTTCAGCAATCTGCTTGCCTCGTTGCTGGTGCCGCTGATGGCGTGCCAGGCTCTGTGAACGGCCTTGGCCCAGGTGTCAATCCATCCCCGCACGCGCACAAACAGGCTTGGATGCTTCTCCGCCAGGGCGCGTGTCGCGTCCTCGTCCCCGCTGATCATCATTTCGCTGGCGTCCGCGATGACTTCATCCATGGCTTCCGCTTCTGTTGTCAGCGTGCTGTCCTTTTCGAGCTGCTCCTGGATCAGCGTCTTGACTGTGTTCTTATCCGTTCCGTAATAGTAATCCAGCAGGAATTCCCGGTACTTTTTGTACATGGCCGGGCTCCAGTCCTGGATGAAGTGCGTCAGCTCATGGGCTGCTGTCCGAATGAGCGCCTGCTCGTTGTCTTTGCCGCTGAACACGTCCAGGTATACCGTCTGCGTATTCCGGTCATACCATCCGTTCGCACCCTGGTGCACGCCCTCTTTTACAGGGCTTTCAAACAGCACGATGTTGACGCCGGTAGCTTCCGCCAGTCCGCGCAGGGCGGTGATGGCGCTGCGTACTTTTCCCGTGTATTCGCCGGATATCTGGCCCACGCCGAAATCCGCAGCTTCCTGCGCGCTGATGCTGCGAAGCACGCCCACGCGGGTGCCGTCCTTGCCGCGGTTCAGCGCGTTCACCTGTTCGATGCGCCTGGTCTCTTTATAGGCCAGATCCGCCGCTCCCCGCTCATACTCCGCCCGGATCTCGTCCGTCAGCTCGGCTCCCTGATCCTGCAGCGTGCTTTCCAGCTCCTCCAGTCTCCGCCCGCTCAGGCCGTACTGATAGGCAGTATTTGCGCCGATGGCGGCCTCTTCCTCCAGGTCCGCGTTGAATACCTCGTCCTCCTGCATCTCCTGAAGGGCGTCCTGCACTTCTTCGTTGTCCTGGTATTTGTCCAGCAGGTCGGTCTCCTCCTGGGTCAGATCCTCGCCCGCTTCCTGTTTCAGCAGCGCGTCAGACACGGCGTAGGCGTCCCCGTCTTCCACCTTCCCCCGCAGCTTGCCCGCGATGTAGCTCCGGGCCTGCCGGCGGATCGTGTCCACCGTATCTTCGATGTACTGCCGGGCTTCGCCCAGGGTAAACGCCGCGTGCAGCTCCACGTCCTGCAGTCCGTCCACGATGCCGGCCGCCTTGATGGCGCCCTCCAGCAGTCCGTTTTTCGCGGCCTCGTAGGCATTGGCAAACTGCCGCGCGTACTCCGCAAAGGAAATATCTCCGCCGGGAGCCTTGGCGTTGAACATGGCGTTGCTCAGCTCTTCGTTGCCCACCATCGCGGAGATGGCCGCCTTTTCCGCCGTGGCTTCATCCGGGAATTGCACGTCTTCAAAGGCCACTTCCTCGATTTTGCCATCCTGGCGGATTTTCACGTAGGGCTTGTCATCCTTGACGGTCACGCCCACCAGCTCCGCTTCCGGTGCGCTTTCCTGCTCTTCGGTGGGCTGTTCTGTCTGTTCGGTTGTGCTTTCCTGTGCCGGAGCTTCGGTCTTCTCCCCGGTGGCTTCCGGTGCTTCTGCTTCGGTTTCGGTCTCCTTTGCTTCGCTTTCCGGGGCTTTTTCTTCGGTTTCTGTCTCCTTTGCTTCGCTTTCCGGGGCTTTTTCTTCGGTTTCGGTCTTCTCCTCCGTGGCTTCCGGAGCTTCGGCTGCCGTTTCGGTCTTTTCCTCGGTGCTTTCCCTGGTTTCGGCTGCGGGCTCGGTCTTCTCCGTCTCGCTTTCCGTCTTTGCGGTGGCGGGAACGGTCTTCCCGGTGCTGACTTCAACCTCCGCCTTTGTGTCGCTCTTCTCGCCGCCGCGGATCACGTGCAGCTTTCCGTCCTCGCTTACCTGCAGCGTTCCCGCCAGCTGCTTTCCGGTTTCGATGGCTTCCTTCTGGGTGTCTGTGGCGATCTTTCCCCGGTTGTATCTCAGCATCGCGCTGGCCGCCTCGCGGATTCTCCGGTTTCCCTTTTCGTCCGCCATATCCGCCAGCGTGTTATAAAGCTGTCCCACCTTCCGCAGGTTGTTTTTCCGGCTGATGTTCAATGTCCCTTGCATCAGCGCGTCCGCGGTTTTATCGCTGATCCCCGCATCGCTGGCCACCCTGCCCAGCTGCTGGTTCCAGTCGTTCTCCACGATCCGGCTGCCGATTTCCAGGTTTGCCGCACGCTGCTGCGAACTTCTCCCCAAAGGCTCGGAAACCCCGGCCAGCAGTCCGCCCGTCAGGCCGCCCACCAGCATGCTTTGTCCGGTTTCCTGGGCGTTGAACACGGCCTTGCTGCCGTCCGTGCTGATCCATTGCAGGTCATGATCCACCAGGGCTTTCATGGCCAGTCCGCCCACGATGCCCTGCTTCAGTTCTTCTGTCGCTTCATCTCCGGCGCTTTTGATGATGCTTTCCAGCAGGGGCATATCGTGTCCGGCCACCGCCTGAACGACCCTGCCGATGATGCCGGTATCCGTATCCTTGCTGATTCCCTGGATACCGCTTGCCCCGTCCACGCCGATTTCGATGCCGGCATTGATGAATGTCGTCACCATGGCGTATACGGTGGCGGCCAGCTCGTTCACTTCTCCGTTGTTCTGCTCCTTCATGGTTTCCACGGCTTCGTCATAATCTCCGCCGATCTCCTGCATGAAGCTCGTCCAGTAGTTGTAATCGCCCAGCAGGTTTTCGATCACCTTTGTAACGGCGTTCTTGCCCACGTCAGCCATCGTGCCGACGGCTTCAGTCTGCGCTCCGGCCAGTCCGGCTGCCGCCGATGTTCCGCCGGACAGTATCGCCATCAGCGTGTTCGGGATGTTCTCCACCATGCTGCTGATTGCTTCCCGCCCAATGTTCCATCCTCCGCCGCCCATCGCGCTGGATGCCATCTGCGCTTCCGTCTGGGCAGGGTTATTGATATTCCGTCTGTAATATCCAGCCGCTCTGCTGTACGGGTTCTGAAAGTTCCGGTCAAAGAACTGTCCCACCGTGTTTACGGGTTTCCCGAAAACAAAATCAATCGCCTGATAGAATTTATCCGCGAATCCGGTAAATCCGGACTTCACAGCCTCACCCAGAAACCTTCCGAAGTCTTTTTTCCCGTATTTCGCTTCTTGTACAGCTGTTACCGCGTCGTTTGCGGATGAAATATGCTCTCTGGCCTCCGCTTCCATGGCCTGCATCTTCGCTTCCAGCTCGTGCATTTGCTGGTTTTTCTCCGCAATCTGGGCGCTTGTCAGCACGTTCCCGGAGAAATCCATGCCCGATGCCGTCATGTACTGCAGCTGATACAGCTCTTCGAACATGGCCGGATATTCCTGGTTGTATCTCTGCAGCTCCGGATCCGTCCCTTTGTATTCCCCGCGGGTTGCCGCCGTCCAGTCCTCCGCGGCTTTCTGCTGTTGCCGGGTATATTGTTCGGTAAATGGCAGATCCAATCCCTCTGCCTGAGCTTCCCGGTATGCCTGCACCTCCGGGCTGTCGTTCTCGCCGTAATAAGTTTTCAGCCCGTCCTGCAGCTCTTTCTGCCGGGCTTCCAGCTCCTTCCGTTCATGCTCCGCCAGGGACGGGTTTTTCAGGTCCGATGCAATCAGCTCCGCCTCGCCTTCCAGCTGCGCCACGATATCGTCATCCGTCGGCTCCCATCCCCATGCCGCGGACATTTCTATCATCCGCCGCTCATCGTCGTTCATCAGACCGATCAGCATGTCCCGCGCCGACGCCGGCGAATCGGTGTAAATCATCTCCTGCTGTTCATGCAGCAGCTGGGCGTATTCGTCCATCTCTTCCGGATCATCAAACACGCCCAGGTTTTCTCCTGTTTCTTGATAGTGCTCAATCGCTTCCTCATCGCTGACGAGTTTCCCGTCGATGATGGTCGGCAGCAGCACATTCTTACCGTCGATGCCCACGCTGATGCTGTACACCGTGCTGATGCTGCCGTCTTCATTGATATACGGCTTCCGGTTGTACAGGTCAATGTTTCCCCGGCCGTATTGTCCGATTCCCGTCTTATCTCTGCCGGCCGGAGTTTTCCGCCGCTCGATCTCCGCCTGGAATGCTCCGATCTCTCCTCGATTTTTGGCGCTTTTCAGCAATCCCTCCAACTGCCAGTCTTCAGCCGTTTCCGCCGCCGCCTGGGCTTTCGCCGTCATGCCCTTTGTGGTTTTCCCCTGGCCCCAGCTGACTACCTTTTTCACGTCTTCCGGATTCTTCCTGGCTTCATCCATGCGCGCGCCAAATTCGGACAGGTTTCCGGTCTTTTCGCCCAAAAGATAATCCAGATCGGTTCCGTATTTGTTTGCCGCCGTGATTGCCCGTCCGGCTTCCAGCTCTGCTCCCAGCTGATCGGATCTCGCCTGCTTGATGGGCGTCTGATCCAGCTTATTCCCGCCCGCGAACATCATGGCGCCCGTTCCGATCCGGCCCACCTCGAGCCCCTCGTTCGCGATGTATCCCGAAATATTTCTGGCTGTGCTGGGCAGGATGTTTTTTGTTTTGCCCCGGAGCGCGTCCGTGTACGCTTTCACCAGATCAGAGTATCCCTCATAGTCCGTCTTGTCCACAGTGTATGGAATTTTCTGATTTCTGATGCTGCTGATTGGCATTTTCGTCGCCATGTTCTCCGCAATTTTTGCCCGCAGCTCCGTCAGAGGGTCGCCCTGTCCCTGGTTTTCGATTCGTTCCCCCGTCGCGAAAGAAACCGGCGCAGTCTGCTGCGCCAGTTCCTTTCTCCGGTCCTCTTCCAGTCTTTTCCGCAGCGTGTAGAAGTCTGCCATTCTTTTCCCGCTCCTTTATTTCCTCGAGCTGTAATAATCCAGCACGGCCAGCGCCTCATTGTTGCTCAGTCTCCCGGTATCCAGTGCTGTCTGCACCTTGTCCGCGATGTAGCCCGCGTAGCTTCCGCCTTCTTTTTTGTTGCGGCTCATGTATTCGTTCTTCGTCTGAAGGTTGGCGATAAAGCCGGAGGCGTTCTTCTGGATCTCTTCCGCGGTCTGGGTCTTCTCCTGCGTTTTCTTCTTATTGCTTCCCCCGCCGCTGCTTCTTCTCGCGGCCTGGGCCTTCTGCCACTCAAACTGTTCACGCTGCAGCGCCAGCTGCGCCTCCTGCAGCGCCATCTGCTTTGCAAACTGGTCGTTCTGCTGGTCGTATGTCCGCTTCTCGCTGAAAGCACCGTAGTCGAATCCGCGCTCTGTGCCGTAGGTGTTCTCCGCCAGCTGACGCTCGGTCTGCCAATCTCCGACGATATCCCGGTAGCGCCCGTAATCCTGCTGCTCCTGCTGGTTGAGCATATTGTAATTCCGCTCCAGCGCTTCTCCCTCGTCCTTGTACCGGCCATAGGCCATCTGGGACAGCTCCGGAATCATGCCCATCAGGTTTTCCATGTACTGGTTGTAGGTCTGCTGGCCCACGGTCTGCGCGTAGCTGTTGCCATATCCGCCGGTCATCGCCGCAGCCTGGCCCATGGCATCCTGCATGGCCCGCTTCCCGCCCAGGATGTACTGATCCTGATAGATCTGGAACAGCGGATCATCGTAGGCGTCATACTGGAATGGTTCACGGTTCATGATCTGATCCAGCATGGTCTGCAGCTGGTCGCTGTACCGGCTCTGATATTCGCCCGGTTTGCTGTTGAGTACGCTCTGCAGGTAATTGTAGGCGTCCATCACCGACTGGCTGGGCGTATACCCGTATTCGGTATTGATTCCCGCGTTCGGCCTTTGGATGGCCTGCGGCTGCTGCACCTTTGCCTGCCCGGGCTGCTGCGTCTGTGGCAGGCTTGCCTGTGGCAGCGCGCCGGGCTGCGCTGTCTGGCTCTGCTGCAGGCCTGCGAGGGCCTGATTGGCCACACTTGTATTGTTTCTCCTGAGCTGCTCGTCATCGTAGTACAGCCCGTTTCTTTGCGTTACGGCCATGCTTCATCCGGCCCCCCTGTCAATCAAATTAAGCTGATGGAAAGGCCCCGCAGGGCCTTCCCATCAGAAAAGCTTACCTGTTTCCCAAAGCATCCATCATCCGCTGCATATCCATCCTGGTCTGCATGTCGGGGATGTTGTTGATCTTCTCCTGGAATTCCTGGCGCAGGTCGCTTGCGCCGTCCATATAGCGTCCGGTTCGCATGTTCCTGCGCTGCGCCTGACTGCCGCCATTGCCGCCGGCACGCATACCGCCGCCATAGGCATATCCGGAGCCTCGGCCGCGCTGGCTTCCGCCGATGCCGCCTTCCTTCTGCTCCTCCATGGCTTCAATCTCGCAGGTCTTGGACATGCAGCTCAGGATCAGCTTCATGGTACACAGCTCCCCGTCGTGGTCGAGCAGGTCGCCGTCGCAGTTTTTCTTGACGTGTTCGATCAGTTCATGCAGGTTTTCTTCCAGCAATTCCTTTGCTTCGAAGATATCATTCATGATCTCCATGCCTCACACCCCCATCATGCCGCTGCGGCAGCGGTGGTGCGGGCAGCTGCGGCGGTCGACAGCTGATCAATCAGGTACTGCGTCTGCGCAGTCAGCGCGTTCTGCACATAGTTGTTGTTCTTCAGGTTGTTGATCTCCGCGGCCTGCTCAACGATCTTCTCATTCTTTGCGTCGATCTTGTCCTGGCACATCTTGTCCAGAATCGTCTGGCCCATGCCCAGAACGGCGGCCCTGGTCTCGGCAGCCTCGCGCTGCACCATGTTCTGGGTCTGGCAGACAGCCAGCCGGTTTTCACAGCAGCAGTTGGCCCGCTCCGCCTGAGCCTGGTTGAAACCCTGGTTCATAAGCGTCTGCATCTGGAAATCGTTCTGCATCTCCGCGATCTGGTTGCCGAACAGCTGCTGACTGATGGCGTTCTGCGCGCCGGTCACGGCGGCCGTAACACCGGAAAAGCCGTTGCAGAGCTGGGGCTGCAGCGCGCTGATGCTGCCCTGGATGCCATTCAGAGCAATTCCGTTGGCCTGATTGGCAAAGCCATCAGCCACCTGGTTGCTCTGGTTCAGCCAGGGATACATCATGTTCATGCCGCCCATGCCGCCCCAGCCTCCGCCGAAGCCGCCGCCGAACATCATGAAGACGAATGCCAGAGCTACCAGACCCAGAAGTCCCTCGCCGCCCAGCAGGCCGCCTCCGTTGCCGTAGCCATAGCCATATCCGGCAGGCTGTACCGGCATGTAGAAACCGTTGTTCTGATTGTTGTTGTACATCGTTCTTTTCCCTTTCTTTTATTATAAATTCACCCTGTGCACCGAGCGAATTTATTCCTTTACCTTCCTCCCAGCAGCTTTCTGGCAAACTGCATCGCCTGGTCATACTGCTGCTGGTTGATCTGCCCGCTTTTCAGCAGGTGATTCATGGCACCCATGCCGTTTCCGTTCATGCTTGCGGGAATGTTAAGACCCACGCTTTGCATCATGCCGCTGGTGTTCTGCCCCAGCTGCCTCGCTATCTGCATCGGATCCTTTGGCTGCCCCTGCTGTGGCCGTTGCCCTCCGCCGAACAAATTATGCAAACCCACTTATCTCACCTCCGGGTTTTCGCTGCCCATCATCTGGCGCACGATGTCCGTCACCTGCTCCCGGGTCATATATTCCGGCGCCGGTTCAGGGGCCTGTCTGAGGTATACGTCCATGTCGAAGGTTCCGTCCTGGTGCATGCTTTTGACGCCAATGGCGCTTTCGTCCTGTGTGCTGAACATCTGTGTCTGGCCCGCGCCCACGGGATAGCTCTTCATGGCTTCGATGCTGGGAACTTCTATGATATCCGCATGGATCATAGGCGGAGTCGTTGGCTGCGCTTGCATCGGCTGCTGCATCTGCTGCGGCTGCATCATCTGCTGCATGGCCTGGTTCAGTGCCATTTGCCAGGGGTTTACATATCCGCCGGGTAAAAAGTTTGGCATCGCGTTCATCATGTTTTATTCCTTCCTTTCCCAATAAAACTGCATGCTTTCATCCAGGCTGTTCCATGTGTCATATAGATTCCCATCTACGACCGTTGCTATATGGCTTGTGAAAACCAGCACATACACTCCCAACGGGTGATCCCTGCAGAATTGCCTCGCTGTGTAGCAATCCGGACATGTGTTTGGAACCACATATCTTCTGAATCCGTTGCGGTGCAGTAACGTTCCCCATACTCCGTTTTCGCTCGGCATGGTCTTCTGCACAAAAGCGATTGCCGTCAGCGCAATGAAAATGGTGTCCCAATCCATATCCAGGGCCATACACAGGGCACGTACCGTGCAATCAATCGTGCTCCGCCTTTCTGGGTTTGGATTAAACTCAATCCACATGGGTGTCTTCCTCTTTGCTGTCTCCCTTTTCTTTCATGATTTCCAGCGCTTTCATCAGGATCTTTGGCACTTTCACTCCCATGGTGGCCGCGTTTTCGATGATGCTCATCCCCTCGCTGGCGATAAACCACAGGCATGTCGCTCCAGTCACAGCCGCGAATTGTACTCCCGCGCCCATGCTTACCGCGTGATCCACCAACACGGCCACCAGTACGACGATCAGGATTTGCACCTTTTTCAGGATCCCGTCCCGGGCCACGGTGCTGCTGATGCCTCCGCCCTCCGTTTTGGGCGATTTCTGCATCAGCCCGCACAGGATCCCGGTGATGTAATCCAGGCTGATCATCCCCAGCAGCACCCAGATCAAAGGCGGAAAACCGCTGAAAAATCCCACGACCGCCCCCACGGCTGCTGACAATGCCTGCAATGTCTTTTCCTTCATGTTTGCCTCCTCTTTTCTTTAACCCCTTCGTCCTAACCAGTCTCCGATTGCGTCATATATTTTTTCCAGTTCCTGTCTCGGAACAGCAATCGAGTCATCTTCTCTCTGCAGAAACTCCTTCATAACCCATCCTTCCTGGCCGTTGTAGGTTACCTTGGCCCAATCCTGCTTCTCCTCCGTTACGTCCAGGCTGGTTCCTTCTGGAATCTGATCCAGCCACACCGAGCTTTTCGACGGTTGCTTTCTGAGATTCAATCCGCCCCCGATAACATTCGCCTTATACAGCACTGCCTTCTCACCTTTCCCGCGTAATATCCTGTCTACGCTTTCGCCATAGCTGATCTCTACCCAAAGGCCGATCATGTTCCATCCGCCTCTGATCGTCTTCCCTGCAAACTCGCTTGTAGCTACCGCTTTGCGCGTGCTGCTCGAATGGATTGCCCCGGATCCAAAATTGTAATTAGGTGCTATCGTGTCGCCTGCCTCAATCGCCAGAGCTACCATTTCGGCGCCTGGCATATCCGTATAAATTCCGATGTGCGAGGCATTTCCAAGCCCGTCATGATATCCAACGTCCTCTTCTCCGCCATCGAATTCATGAATAAAGAGGAATGCCCCCGCTGGGATTATGCCAAACTCACGCTTGCACTCCTCTGGACTTCCGACCCATCCATGCTGCCTACATTCCCGAAACCACGCATTACTCCCGGTGAGATTCTTTTTCACCCCGATGTCTTTCAGGCACTTTTCCACAAACGCCTGACAGTCCATCTCGGAGTATTTCCTTCCCAGATACGGGCATCCAGCTCTGGCAAGCTCAGTCCCTTCCGGCATCACATCACCTTCTATCTTCTATATCTTTTAAAGGTCACTTTAAGTTATAAGACCAGCCCCAGTCTCTCCAAAGGAAAATACTCTGTCGCTGCCAAAACCAATCCGTGTGCAATAAATTCGTTTCGTATTAACATCAATCTGCACCACATCAAATGCTTGTTCTGTAATCGTCCCTGCAATTCTCCAAGGTTGCGTATCCCTGTAGGCTCCGGTATCACATACCGTAAATATCACCGGGAACCGATTGTCAACGATGTAGTACCCGTCTCTGTGAGAATGCCCGACAATAGCGCATATAAATTGCCGCTGACAATTCGAGAAATCAACGTTCCATGTGTAAGTAGTCCCATTGATCGTACCGCTCACGGTTCCTTGATATCCATCGTTCATTGCTTTTGCGAAATTCATCAGGATTTCAAAGCGTTCGTCCAATGTTTGCACAGTATATACAGGTGGATAAACGGTATCATCTGTCGTATACGTTCCCATCCCTGCATGTGAATAAATAACCACAGAATAGCCAGCCGGAACCGTATACATTGTTGGTAAAATTCGATCAAGATACGTTTTCTGTATTGATGCTCCGCTTGTACAATCAATTCCATAAAACCTGATTTTAGATGCGGCATCATCCACATAGAAAGCGTTTGAGTCCCCTTCCTGCGTTTCCCATATGGTTTTGATCTTGTGGTTTATAGGCTCGTTGAACAAATTATAAGCAACCGCCTTTGACAACTCAACAGAGCTATGCTGCAAATCCGCATTGTTCATCTCATGGTTTCCGGTAATAAGATACAGATTGCTTTCTTCCCGGATAGATTTGAAATCTCTGATGAATTCGCACAGCTTATCATACCCGCCAACTTTTGACGTATAATCGTGATTGATTGCATCGCCGCCGAAGACTACATTCTGAATGCCTGTTTTATCGATCAAATAGGAAATCAGTTTGGGGCTTTTTCTCGCGTTATCTTCCAAGTGATAATCCGTAATGAAGATATTGCGGAGCGAATTTCTGCCGATTGTTATTGCTATGGTATTTATGTCTTTTACTTTGTCTGTAATATAATCATTTTCAAAGTAATATTCAGGAAGTTCCGCATTTTCTTCCGGCTCCGTGATTGCTATGCACGAAAAATCTGTTTCCTGATATTGATCCGTTGTTGTTGCCCACCATGACACCCGGATATATTTCGCCGTTTTCGGTACAGTCACGGTTCGGATTTCATACGTTGCTTCCTGAAGTGAAGAATTATAATGATCCTGCACCCCAGAATCATAAGCGTCAAGATTTGCATCTGTATAAAACGCCATGCCTGTTACAACGCTGCTCAAATGCACAGGCGCAGTGAGCGTCAATTTTGTATAGTTGCTTACATCAACAAAGCCGGATGCCGAAGAGCTTGCCCCGTTATTGATTTGTCCGGTAATGTAATTGACCCTGCTGCCATCCGCAAATACGAACTGTTCCGTAATATCCAATTCGCCGCCAACTTTCTTGTATATCTCCCCAACAATAGTCGCATCGGCGGCATCAATATTCGCTCTGGCAATACTTTTCTGTTCTTCTGTGAAATCCTGCGCTGTTGTCAGTACGGCAACATCACTTGTAGCAATATCCACCCAAGGAGTAAACGTGCCTGTAGTATCCCACCTGATTCTTGCCTTTGGCTTTGTCGTACTGCTGATAAGTGCGATCTGAACCTTTCTTGTACCTTGTGCTATCGCTGAAACAATAAGCCGATATGCTGTTGCCGATGCAGGTTTATCGCCTGTTACTCTCCCTGCGGCAGTCGAATTCGCAACCCGGTATACACCAATCGCCAATTCGTCCAGATTTTCATATTCTGCCGATGATTCGTGTGTTCCTAACGCAATTACATCAGCAGAAACATCAAGTTTATTACCAACATCATCCGACAACTGTTCAATATCAGATTCCTTTGCATACTCTGGCAGAATAAAAATATGGTCGGTACATTCCGTCACATCTCCGCTTGTCCCATCTCCGATCTGGCTATCATCTTTTTTTGAACCAACAAGTTTGAACCGATCTGCTGTCGGATAATGTTCTTCCGCATATGCCTTAACATCACAGGCAACCAGCCATTGTCCCGTGCTTCCAAGCCAACCAGCCGCATCGTCACTCCCAGAATAGAAATGCACATAAATTCTTGACGATCCATCTGTTACAACAGCGTAACCTCCAAGCGAAATCGCCCCTGTTCTGCATCGCTTTGGCGCTCCGCTTGATGTTATAGCACCTGTCGAACCATTTATGGAACCCCGAACCCATGCAATGATATCCTGATTCATATTTGCGAAATTAGCAAATGCGCTCTTTAAGATACTAACCTCTCCCATCGCTCCCCCGGGAACCTGCGCACAATTTGTCCCCGAAGCGATAGTGTCTCCGATGGCGATATCGGACGTTGCCTGGTACAGTTTCCCGTTATAAATGAAATAGCTTCCCGCCGCGTGAGCCGCGCTGGCGGTGCTGCTGGCCTCGCTGGGGCCGATGTAGCTCAGGGCGGCCTGGGCGTTCGCCTCGATGGTGCTGTATCCGTTCACGCGGGCGGTTTCCGCGCTGGCCCTGGACGTTTCCGCGCTGGCCCGGGCGGTTTCCGCCGTTGCTCGGGCAGTTTCCGCGCTGGCCCGGGCGGTTTCTGCGGTCGCTCTGGCCGTTTCCGCGCTGGCCCTGGACGTTTCCGCAGATGCCCGGAGTGTCTCCGCGCTTATCCGGCCGGTCTCCGCCAGCTGCCGGGCTGCCTCGTTTGCCGTTGCAGTACTATCAGTATTGATCAGATCCACCAGCGCCGCCCGTACCTCCTGCAGCGCTACGCTTGCAGCGTCCGTCCAGTTTTCAATCTGATCCGGCGCGATATTCTGCATCTTGGTTTTGATAACCATGGTGTCTGCTTCCGCGCTGGCCACTACGGTTCCGTTGTCATCCACCAGATCGACGCGGGCGCTGCCGTGCCCGTCGATGTCGCAGTCGCGCTCGGCCACCACCCAGTGCACGACGCCGTCCTCGTCCAGACTGATATCGCCTGGATACACCGTTCCGTCCGGCCCGGTGATGCTCATGGCCGCCATGGTGCCCTGGTATTCCGCCAGCGCGTCCGCGCAGTCGATCAGAATCTCGGTGGCGTTGCTCTCGCCTTTCAAGCCGATCAGAAGCATGCTGGCTCCGAAGGTGGTGAAGGTGGTTTCAATCGTCCTCATTCTTGTTCTCCTTTTCATCCCCCATGCTTTCAATCACCGTGTCCAGCGCGTCCATGCACATGCCCATCAGGTCGATGTCTTCCCGCCCCCGCACGCTGATCCGCTCCAGTCCCTTTCGGATGATCTTCAGTTCCTTCTTCATGCTGCGCTCCTTCATTCGTCTTTTCCCGGTCACTCGTACAGTGTTGTCAGGTTCATTTTGGTTCTTCTGTAATAATACCAACCGCTGCTGTCTACTTCCGTTCCCGCGGTCATGTATTCCGGCGCGCTGAGTCCGTACGCGGCGTCTTCTCGCTCTGTCGTATGTCCTATATCAATCGAATAAGGCCCTCCGATTGTGTCCCCTGCCGCGTTCAGCACCGTCACCTTATTTCCATCCTGGGATATGTTGTCCGGCTTCCATTCCCGCTCTGCCAGATTCTGGCCGTTTTGATATACTGTGGTCGCATCAATCACAATTGGAACGTCGAATTCCTCGTCATCCAGGCAGAATACCGTCACATCACCGGAATAGTTTGTAACCGTTAGGGTGATTGCCGCGATGCTGTATGGTCTTGCATCCGCCAGCCGCTGTATGAAATACGCGGTGGCGGATATATTAGGGTTTGTGACTGATGCCCTTGGCCCTCCCATGCTGATGACGCCGTTCGCGTCAATGCTGAGCTGATGCTTATGCCCGCTGTAGCTGTTGCTCAGGCTGCCGAGATTCGTCACAAGCTGCCCCAGATTGGTGTTCAGCCCGCTGATCAGGGATGTATTCCCGTTAATCAGCGCTTTCAGTCCGGCCAGCCCCGCGTTATAGGTCGTCGTGCTCACCTTGGTTCCCAGCTCCTGGGTAATCCGGGTGATCATGCTGGCGTCCTGCGCCTGCAGCTTTCCCAGGTTGTCCAGCCTGCGCTGCAGGTTGATAATGATGGTGTTGCTGCTCAGATCAATGTCCTGGCTCTTCTTCGCGGCCTCCTCGATGGCTTTCTGCATCTGGGCCTGCGTCATGCCCTGGACGGTGGTCGTGCTCTCGGAAGACATGTTGTCCTCGTCGATATGCGTCAGCTCGTACCGCAGCTGCTCGTTCTGGATGTAGAGATAGCTGGCGATCTTCCGGATCACCTGGCTGTCGTTCAGCTTGTCCAGCTCCAGGTTGGGCAATGTCAGGTTTACCTTAGCCACGCTGTCCGTCGCCTCCGTTCGTCATCAGGCGCGCAATGCTGAAGATCTTGATCTCCCCGCGCCCCTCGATCCGCATGCGGATGTGGTCGCATCGCTTCGGGTAGACCGGCATCAGCAGCGTCCGGGTGCTGGCTGAGTAGTTCTCCCGGTGCAGCTTCTCCCACCATCGCCCGGCGCTGTCATACTGCAGGCTGCATTTGAGCATCGTGCCGGCGGGCAGCTTGGCCCGGATGTTGTACCGGGTCACGTACTTCTGGTTCACCTGCTCCCAGCCCTGCAGGCCTGTCTCCGCCATCCATTGCACCTGTCCCTCCGGCTCTCCCGCCGTCCCGGTCATGGTGAGGATCTTCCCGGTTTCCCCGTCCAGCAGGTACAGATCGTTCTCATAGGGCACGAAGGCCAGGGCCGCGGGCCCGTCCTCCTCCGTCCAGATATCCCGGCGCAGGTCGTACACGTACAGGTGATTCGCGTTTCCCTCCCTGCAGGCCATGTAATACCGGCTGTCCAGGGCGCCCGCCACCGCTTGCCCGCGATCCGCGTCCCCCAGCATCGTGCCGATGGCCGTCGGCAGGCTGCCGTCGTAGGCTTCCACGCCCGTGGGACTCATGTACAGCAGCGTCCCGTCCACGATGACCAGGCTTCTTTCGCTGCCCTTCTGCACGCCCCGCATCTGCGTAGTCATCACCTGGTAATTCTTCGGCTGGTTGCCGTACAGCTTGTGCACGCAGTTTTCCTTGAAGAACATGGGCATGCCGCCGTAGGCGATGGCCCCGGTGAACGGCCCGTCGCTGCCCAGGGAAACGGCGTAGCTGTCCGTGCTGATTCCCTGGTACACGCGCCAGTTCTTGAAATCTCCCAGCTTGCAGCCGTAGATCTCATTGATCATCTTCCCGTCCGCGTCTTCTCCATAATGGCAGCCCCACAGCCGGTTGTCGTTCTCGATGACGAATTCCATATCCGGGCATTTTCGCTCGGCGGTGACCGTTCCGGTGGTCTGCGTCATCGCCCTGTCCAGCAGCCCCAGGATCACGATCCAGTCATCCCCGGCCGCGTAGACATACTGGCTGCCGTTCATCTCCGCCAGCTGTCCGATGGCCTTTTCATAGGCCGTGTCGTAATACCCGTAGGTTACGGCCACTTCCCCGGCGTCCGCCCAGACGACGTTGACGCCCCGCTGCAGTGGCACCGTCAGCCCCGTCTGGCTGGATGTGCTGGCCGTCGTTTCATACACGACTTCCGCGCCGGTGCTGGGCGTCTTTCCCGGGCTGTATTCGTCCCGGCTGCTCCACCATTTCCCCGGCAGGGTCTCTCCGTCATAGCTGGCGATATGCGCGTATCTGACGGTCAGCACGCCGGTTGTCAGGTTTATTTCAAATCCGTACAGCGGCGACGCCCACGAAGCGGTTCTCTGTATCGCGTCCTCTTCCGTGCCCCGGGGGGATACATACAGTTTCACCCCGCTCCAGCTCTCGAAATTGCGCTCGTTATACTCGCTGGCCGTGCCGCTGCCCTGCCGCACCGGCTCCTGGGTGATTACCACAGAGCTCGCGTTCCCCGCCAGCGCGTCCGTGACGCGCAGCTTTTTGCCGCTTTTCGTCTTTGTGCCGGTGGGGATGGTCGGATTCGCCGCGATCCCGCTGATCTCCACCGTATCCCCCTCTTTGAAGTGGGTTCCGATCCCGGTCATGCCGATCCGGGTGTATACGCTGTAGATCTGCGTCCAGGTGCCGTAGGTGTAGCTGTAAACCATCAGCCGGTGCTGGTCGCCGGTGGTGTCGATCCAGTAGTCCCCGTTCTGCGGGTCCTCCGGCTCGGTGTCGCTGGCGATGATGCTTGGATAATCCGTCCCGTCCATCCGGCAGATGGAATATGTCACGCTTCCGCTGCTCTGGAATTCGTCCTCCAGGCTTCCGCAGTCCGTCGGATCCACGGTGTTGAAATAGACTTTATCCGGGAAGATCACCACATACGCGCCCATGCCCACCATGCGCTTGGGCCAGTCGGCCGCGGCGGTGGAAAGCGTAATGCCTGCCACCGCCGCGCCGTCGTAGTACACCTTGTTCCCGTCCACCCAGCACAGCTTGTCCTTGGCGATCATGCCGCCGGGGCTGCTCAGGGTCGCCACGTGTCCCCGCGGCTTCCGCGGGCACAGCATCGGATATTCCCGGGTGCTCAGGTTCATGGCCTGCGCAAATTCGCCGTCGCCGATCTTTTCAGCGCGGTTGATGCCTCCGAAGGTGGCGGTCACCACCTGCTGTGCGCTTTTTCTCTTCAGCGGCGGGTAATACATCTCAGAACCTCCATTTCAGCTTGCTGCCCCTGGCCCTGTGTGTGCGGTTGAACCAGTTTTTATAGGTCAGCAGCGCGTTGTTGTACAGCGTCTGCTCGTTTTCATACTGATCGGTGTCCGTGTTTACCAGGGCGATCTGCATGCCCACGAAATGCACGTACACCTCGTAATAGGGCGGCTGCGCCAGGGGCTCATAGTCCCGGTCCAAGTCCTTCATGGCGAAGATCTCCGCCGCTTTCTGCTGTTCCGCCTCGCTGATCTCATGGGTCATCAGACATTCGTCCAGCAGCTGCTTCTCCAGCGTCGTGATCCAGCCCCATTTGTGGGCCAGCTCCACGTCGTTCGGATATTTCATATCCACTTCCGCCAGGATTTGCATCACATTCACAGCCGCTTACCTCCGATTAAAACGCGCCTGCCCGTTTCTCGGTGGCGGTCTCGTAGTTGTAGGCCTTCAGCTCCGCGGCCTCGCTCTGCCGCCAGCGCTCGGCCACCCAGTAGGGCACCTCCACTTCCACGCCGCATTTCACCAGCACGTTTTCCCGCCCATTGCTGAAAAAACGCTGGGTTTCCTCGCCGGGGCGCGGCCGGGGCAGCATGATCTTCACCCGCTGAGTCGTCACGTCGATGCCGGTTTCCTGGGTCACTTCGGTTTCCTGAGTCACTTCGGTTTCCTTGTTTTTCGCCGTATTGCTTGCCATTTTTCATTCCCTCCAAAATATCAGGCAGGGGACAGGGTATTAAACCTGTCCCCGCCGTTTTAATGATCAGGCGTACTGCTCGTCGTATCCGTCCTCGTAGCTGTCCAGCACGTCCTGGGCGGTTCCTGAGTATTTGCTCAGATGCTCCAGGCGTACAAGGCGCTCCTCGTACAGGATCTTGGCAGCAAATTCGAATTTGTAGCCCGCCGTGCTCTTGAGCTCCAGCGGTCCGCCCGCCACGCGCTTGTCGTGGTAGATGAATTCCAGGCCCGCGCCGTCCGGATCGATGATTCCGAACGCGTCTTTCCCGAAGAACAGGCTGGCGAATACCGCCACCTGCTTTCCGGTGGAGTGGATCTCGTCGCCGCCCTCGCCGGGGTTCAGGTAGTTGCCCTGGGCCGGGGTGTTGGTGGGTGCCTTGGCCAGGTAGATCTTCTTGCTGGCGTAGCTCACGCCCGCGATCTCCATCAGCTCCTTGTTGGCTCCGCTCTGCTCCAGCAGCATGCAGCGGCCCACCAGCGCCTTGCCGATGTCCTCGGTCAGGGTCTCGGAAACCGTGATGCAGTAGGCGGTGCTCACGCCCGCGGTCGCGCTGGAATCGCTCGCGCTTCCGGAATAGGAAGCGACGGTCAGATAGCGCTGCGCATCGCTGAACAGCGTCTTGGGCGCGAATATCGGAGCGTTGGTGGTGGTCATGAACCGGATCCCGTGAAGCTCGCCGATTTCCCCGTTGAAGATCTCCTCGACGGCCGCGTATTCATGCACTTCCGTCCAGTATTCGCTCTTCCGCAGGTCGTATTTGGCGTAGGGATGGATGACGCCCACATAATAGCGCCCGTCCAGCATGGGAGCCTTGTCTGCTTCCAGCTTGGTCGCCACCTGGGCCACCATGTCCGGGGTCAGGAACGCTTCTCCCGCCAGCTTCCAGCGCACGCTGTTTTCCGTCACCGCGCCGCCTGCGCCGATGGTGTCCGCCACCATCACGTTGGTGCCGGTCAGCAGCTCGTTCCGGATCAGCAGATCCATGGTCTGAGCGGCCGCGCTGCCCAGCTCTTCGGTGATGGCCTGGCCCACGTTGTCATAGTAGTGCAGATCCAGCACATCCGTCTTTTCCACGTAGTCGCCGTGCTGGCTGATGGTCTTGGTGATGGCGATTTCGCCCATCTTCCGGCCCTTGGGGTTTACGCCCTCCACCAGCGCTTTCATGGCCGGAGGCAGGGTCTTCCACTTGCGCCATTCCACGGTCTTGCCGCGGTTCTTTGGCAGGGGCTGCCGCTGGCCAAACTGCGCGTAGATGCGCTTCTCCCGGCTGTTCTCCAGCAGCTCCGTGTCGTAGTAGGTCTTCAGGCCCGGCTCCAGCGTATAGCTGCTGTCAAAGGCCTGTGTGGTACCGTTGTTCGTATTCCTGTATCCCACGGTGGTGTTGACCAGGTCGCCCTCCCCGAACAGGTTCAGGATCATGGTCACTGGCAGCATCACCATGCTGATCAGATTCCAAATCTTTTTCATTTTTCTCCCTTCCGCGGGAGAAATCGTCACTTGAACGCGATTCTGTCTCCCGCTCGTACCCGTCTTCGGATCTCCATCCGCTGCTCCCGCGTCATGTGCGCGGGATCCAGGCTCTGGAGTCCTCCGCCGTTGCCGGTCATGCCGTTCTCCTGGGGACGCATCGCGCCCGCCTGGATGGCGCGGCTCATGTTCTGCTTGGTTCTTTCCTCGATGGCCTGGGACTGACGGTGCATCAGCTCGTCGCCATGGATGGCCATATAGGCCTGGCGTACGGTCAGACCGCCGTCCGGCGCGGTCATGCGGGCGAACGCGGGATTGCTCTGCACCTCGGTCATCAGATCGAAGTCCGGGAATTCCTGTTTCAGCTCGGCCTCCTGCTGCCGCAGGTTGGTCAGGTGCGCGCGCAGGCGCTCCTGCTCCAGGCTCCGCCGGGCTTCCATCTGCCGCTGCTTCTCCTGCATCTCCAGCTGCCGGATGTGCTTTTCCGTCTCCACGGGGATGCCCTTTTCCAGGGCGCTCTGTTCATAGAAGCGGTCGTCGTCCTGGATGGCCTTGGTCAGCTTCTCCAGATCGATGTTTCCCGCCTCGTCGGCATTGATGCCGTAGAACGGAGCAATGGAAGAAAGCACCTGCATGGCGCTGTTCAGCCTCCCGCTCAGGTCGGCCTGATTGCGGAAGCGGTCGTCCACCGCCGCTTTCACGTCCGCGCCATATTCGGCCTTGTACCGCTTCTTCACTTCCTCCCAGGTCTCCGCCGGGGCCTGCTGGGCCTGCGGCTGCTGCGGCTGTCCTGCCGCCGGGGCAGTGGGGATCTGCCGGGCCGTGCTTCTCTCCGGTCTCACCCGCTGCACGTCTGCTTTGGGTACCGCGGGGAAGATGTTCGGCCGTCTCCCTTCGCGCTGGGGTTGCGCGTTTACACCCTCCTGCGCTGGCGCTGTCTGTTCGGCCGGTGCTGCGGTTTCTCCGCCGCTGGCGGTCATTCCTTCGTCACCTTCGCCAAAAAGATCAAGTCTCATTTCCAGCTTTTTCATTTTTGTTCCCTTTCTGCCCTTGAAGTGGGCGACCCTTAAGCATATCGTAGCAAAATTTACGCAGATATGTAACTCCCCCCTGAGCGGCTTCCTCCAGCACCGTTCTGTCGTCGAAATTCCCGATGCTTTCGTGATTCCATGCGTTCAGAACTTCCACCCGCACCAGATGGGGATATTTGTCTGCCAGCATCATCAGCCCGCCGACGCACATGCCGATAGCCACGCGGGTCCGCTTGAAGTACCGCTTCTTCGGCCACATCTTGCAGTATGCCATGCCCTTTTCATCCAGATGGTACCTGCCCTTCAGCCATTTGTACTTCAGAAATCCATTGCTGGTCGTGCACAGCGCGTAGAACAGCGCGCTGGCCGCTCCGCATACCACGGGGCTGTAGTTTCCCTTGTGCTCCGCGTGCCCGGTCATCACCAGCCGCTGATCCCGGGGCCAATAAAATACGTTGATCATCTTTTCTCCTCCTTAGCTCGGTTTTGTCGCGTTATCCACCAGCCCGCGGGCTTTCGCGCCGTTGGCGTGCTCCTTGGTCTGTACGCCCGTGATGGCGTCCTGACGGATCTTCGGGCCGGTGTCCGGCGCGCCGATCTGCGGGGCCATGCCGCCCTGGGCCTGCTGCATGATGGCCTGCGCGATCTGCTCCGCCATGGCCGGGTCGTGCTTCTGGGCCAGTGCCAGCGCGATCTGCTGGAAGTACGCCAGTCTCTCCGCCAGCGTGCCCATCTCCTGCAGTTTGCCAATCAGCTTCTCCTTTCCGTCGAAATCCATCATATCCAGCATCATCAGGCTCTGATCCACCATCTGCGGATTGAACACGCCCATGCCCATCAGCTCCTTGGCCAGCTCGTTCCGGGCCAGCCGGGTGTAGGTGGTTTCCTTTTCCGCGGAGATATCCAGGTCGAACAGGGGCAGCCGATACATTTCCTGCCCGTCCAGCGTCATCCCCAGCGCCCGCTTCTGCAGCTGCGCGTTGTTGTACTGGATGAATTCCATCTTCCCCGCCTCGCCCTCGATGCGGAATTGCCGGTCGAAGTCGTAGAACTGGCGGATCAGCTCCAGCACCTGCAGCCCGATGCGCTCAAAGGCCCGGTAGCTGCCCTCGCTGAAAGCCTTTGTGTTCTTGCCCGCGGTCTCGATCAGCGCCGCGATGGCGCTGTACGCCGTCACGCCGCCGCTGCTCCGGCCGGTCGCGAAATCCGTGCTGCCGCTGGTCTGCTTCAGCATCTCCACCGTGTTGTTCAGCACCGTCACGCAGGTGCCCGGCATGTCCGGAATCACGATGGGCTCCAGGTCGTTGCTCAGGCTGTTGCCCTCGTATTTGATGATCGGCTTCGTCCAGTCGGTAAAATCCTCCTCGTTCACGCCGCCGTCGCTGCGCATGGCGTACCGCGGATACGCCCGCATGTTGGTGTTGGTCACGATGGCGCTCTGCATCAGATCCACGTCTTCCTGGGTGTGCTTGTTGACGTCGATCATGCCGAATCCCGCGGGCGATCCCTCCACGGGGTAGAACGGATCCATCACGAACGGATACAGCCCGTGTTCGTACCATCCCGCTTCCGCCCGGGGCGGTTTTCCCGGCACCTCGTTATAGTCGTCCTCGCTGGCGTACAGCACGGTCGTCCCCACGTACTTGCAGTAGTGCAGCACCGTCCGCCCGCCGCCTGTGGCCTTGTAGTACCAGTCCACCACGGCCACCTTGTCCTCGCCGCGCTCGTTGTCCTCGGTGTCGTAGGCCCTGGGGCGGAAGCTCTCTCCCTGGATGGCCTGTTCATTCAGCTGCGGGTATTTGTTCCGCAGCGCTTCCCGCTCGATCATCTCCACATGGAACACGTTGGCGCTCTTCTGGATATCGTCCTTTCCCGGCTCCCAGAACAGGTTGAGCACGTCCACCGGCTGCACGCTGATGTCGCCCATGCCGTTGAGCTTCTCGCTGTCCCAGAAGATCCCGTACACGCCTGTGCCGCTGCGGCCCTTCCGCCAGGTATTCTCGCTGTAGACGCTCTTGAAGTCGTTCTGCTTCAGCACCACGGGAATGATGCTGCTCAGGCGCTTCGCCTCTTCCTCGTCCTCCTGCTCCCGGGGCAGCACGTTCAGCCGCGGATAGGCGTCCATAGCGTCGCTGTGCAGGATGTTCAGGCTGTTAAACAGCCAGGCCGTCCGGGTCTTATACCGGGGACTCTGGTTCCCGTCGTTCCCCTGGATCATCTCCCAGTGCCGCTGCCGGTACCATTTCTCGTTCTCCACCACGCGGGCGTCCTGCTGGGCCTTTCCCGCCTTGTATTTGTTCAGCAGCTCGTTGGCCCGCCGCAGCCGGTCGACGGTCATCTTCTGTTCCCGCGCCACCGGCATTCCCGGTATTCCCGGAACATCCGCCATGCCCGCCGGATCCACCGGCAGCTCCATGCCCGGCTCCGGCCACAGGCCCGACGGCGGCTGATAGATCCCGATCCTTCTCGGATTCTGCGGGGGTATTGTGTTGTTTCCTCCATTCCTGTCCGGCATATTATCTCCTCCTCATCGCTCTTCGCGTGCTCTCGTACATCTCCAGCGGGTCGTTCTGCGGCAGCATCCGCACCCTGGGCATCCGGATCCTCGGCTTCAGCGGGTTCGCCACGAAGAAATACCGGCTTTCGTCCGCGATATGATCCTCGCCCTCGGTGTCCAGATCCTCCACCTTGTATTCGTCGTACACCAGTGTCGGAATCGTCCGGATGAATCCCGTGCAGTTCCGGAACACGTAGAACATGCTCTTTCCCTGCTCGTCAAAGTACAGCCGGTTATGAAACTCCGCCCATCCGTTGATCCGGTCGTTGACGCCCTTGTCGAAGAAAACGCCGTGATACGCCGCCACATCGGCGATGCTCTTCCCGCTGGTTCCTTCCGTAATCCAGATGGCCGGATCAGCCCATCCGCGGATTCTCCGCCTGCGCAGCCATTCATGCGTGCTTTCGATTCGGTGCACCTCCGCAAACTGTTCCTCCGCGCTCATGTACAGTCCTGTGTTCGGTTCCTTCCCGCATCCGTACCATTCCATGATCCGGTAGGCCACGCCGTCCGGGTCCATCGTCCACCATCCCACCGAAAACGGCTTGTTTCTCCCGTAGTCATAGGTGTGCCAGATGGGCCACTCCGGCCTTGGCGGAAACGGATCGATCACGTGGCACCGGCCCGCTGCGTCCGGCGTTGCCAGGAAGTCTTCGAAAAACTGGCCCTCGAAAATGTCCCACCGGCCCTCGAGCCAGGCTTTCCGGAGCTTGTCCGGCAGCGCTTCCAGATCCCGCAGGTATTCCGGCTGGCTTTGCATCAGCGCCGCGTTGTCCTGCACCAGCGCCTGCACAAAGGCGTAGTCCTCCG